CGGGGTGATCGAGCCGTGACCGGGCAGTGACACGCGTCCTCGACCTGTTCTGCGGGGCGGGGCTCGCCGCAGACGGGTGGGCACGCGCCGGGTACGAGGTCGTCGGCGTCGATCACGCCGAACAGCCTGACTACCCGTACGAGTTCCACCGCGACGACGCGTTCAACTGGCTGCACTCGTGGCGGGCCGACCACTTCGATGTGATCCACGCCGCCCCACCGTGTCAGGACCACAGCGTCCTGCGGGGGATGCGTGACGCGCAGGGCCACGGCAGCCGCAACAGCGCCAACGACCTCCTCCACGTCCTGTCCGTGCTGCGGGTCCGCTGGAACCACGTCCCGTGGGTGGTGGAGAACGTGCCCGGGGCGCCCATGCCGAAGGGGTCCGTGCGGATGTGCGGGTCGATGTTCGGCCTTGAGGTGCGCCGACACCGCCTGTTCGCCTCCAACCGGGAGATCGCACCCATGAAGTGCGCGCACACCGGCAGGGCGTGGGGCGTGTACGGGCGGCCGGGCGACAACCTGCCCGGCGGGGGGCGTACCGCGATGAACGTCGAGCACGGCCGGGAACTGATGGGTGTGGATCGGGAAGTGCCGTGGCACAGCCTCACGCAGGGCGTGCCACCGGCCTACACCCAGTACGTTGGCACCGAGATCAGGAGGAACAGTGAGCATCATGGACAGTGAGCAGTTCCGCCTCGACCGGGTCAACCAGATGGGCGAGGTGTCCGACGCGATCTACCAGCACGTCGATGACGCGCGGGCCGAGACGATCGGCGGCGACGAGATGGCCCTGTCGCTGGAGCCGCATCTGGAGGAGGCGTTCTACCGGCTGTACACCGACAGCGGCGAGTTCGCCCTGTTCGACACCCCGCAGGCCGCGTGGTCGTGGACGTGGCAGCGGATCAAGCCCGGCATCACCGCCGCGTCCGACCTCGCCGACCCCCGGCGGATCGCCGACTGGCTGGGCACCGCGCTGGTGAACGCGGCCACCGTCACCTCCACCGACAGCGACGTGGGCAAGATGTGGCTGTCCCGCCGCGACGACCGGGTCCGCCCTTTCCACGTGGACGCCGACGGGCAGACGGTGCCGTGGGATGAGCCGTTCACCGTGTGCGGCGGTCGGGAGATGCATTTCCCCGGGGAACCAGTGGGGTCACCTGACTGCTGGATCAACTGCCGTTGCGCTGTTGCGATTCGCGTTCTGTCCGCGTCTGCCGATGCCCCTATGTCCGAATCATTCGGCCAGCACGACGTGCTACCGACGGACAGCCCACTCTCCGGCGAGGTACTTCTCTCGGGCGCAGGCCCGGCACCAGCGGCCGCCGTTGGGGCGGACTCCCCACTGATCGACGTGCCCACGTTTGCACTCGTTCGTGCGGACGGCCCGCGCGGACGGGTGATCGCTGCGGAGGAAGTTCTCGCGCTGACCCACGATGTCGAGGTGGTCCGGGCGTACGCACAGTGGCACTCGGCACCGATGGTCCACAGCGACGGCGGGCCATTCACCGTTGGTGAGGAACAGGCTGACGCGGTGCGCGAGGCGCATCTCCCAGCCGCGTTCGGTCTTGATGGAGAACTGCCCGTACTTCACGCCGTTGCAGGTGACGGTGCTGGCAGTCCAGAGCCAGCAGTCACCGCTGCGATCGACCTTCTCCCAGAAGCGGTCGGCGATGGGTCGGGGCTTCGGACCACGGGGCATGGGGAAATCATACCAAACGCAAAACATGACGTCATTTTCTACGAGGGGCGGCGAACCCCCGAGGTCGTCGCCAAGGGCGCCAAGGGCAAGAAGGGCGGCGCCGGGACCAAGGCGGGCAAGGTGGTGAAGCGTCGGGCGGCCACTGCCGAGGAGGAGAAGGCCATTGCGCGCGGCGACTGGCTGCGGGTGAACCGTGACGGCAAGAAGCCCGGCGACGGCGGCTACATGAAGCGCAAGTCCAAGATTCGGCCACAGAACAACAGCGCGGACGACGTTGCCGAGTACGCTGACGCCGAGGAGGTGGGCGATATGACCGATCTGATGGTGGACGACGCCGCACCAGACACCGAAGCGACCGAGAACCCGCTCGTCCCGTGGTACGGGGTGCTCGCCCCCGAAGGCATCGACTCCGGCGACAAGCGCATGTTCACCGAGGGTGCGCTGGAATGGCGCGACCTGCCCATCCCCCTGCTGTGGCAGGAGAAGTCGGGCAACGGGCACGCGGGCAGCGTCGTCATCGGCAGCATCGCCGACATCGTGCGTGACGGGAACCTCATCCGCGCCAGCGGCACGTTCGCGCAGTCCGAGGAGTCGGACAAGGTCATCGGCCTGCTCGCCGAGGGCCACCTGCGCGGCGTGTCCGTGGACGTGGACAAGGCCGAGATGGCGATGGACGACGCCGACGAGGAGCGTCTGGTGTTCTCCCGTGGCCGGATCAGTGCCGCCACCGTCGTGCCGATCCCCGCATTCGCCGAGGCGTTCGTCGCCCTCGGGACGTGGCCCGACGCCCAGCCGGAGCAGGTCGCCGCATCGGTGCAGTCCCCGACCGGGCCCACAGCGGACGGTGAGGACATCGAGTTGCCGTTCGTCAGCGTGAGCGAGGAGCCGTGGGACGGGTCCGCCAGCCGGTTCACCCCCGAGCAGTGGCGCAAGGCCACGATCCTGCACGTGTGCGACGGTGAGGAGAAGTCCTGCCACAAGTTGCCCATCCGTGAGCCGGGCGGGGCCCTGTCCCGGGCCGGGGTCCACGCGGCAGCCGCGCGGATCAATCAGGTGGACGCCAGCCCGGAGCAGATCAGCGCCGCCAAGGGCCACCTCCGTGGCGCGTACAAGGAGTTGGGTGAGGAGCCGCCGGACGTGGTGAAGGCGTCGGCGGACACCGAGGCGTTCAAGCGTGGGCCCGGCTGGATCACCAACCCGGCAGAAACCAAGCGCCTGCACGACTACTGGACCCGCCCCGGCGAGCCGGGCTACGCGAAGGTCGGCTGGGGCACCCCCGGCGACTTCCGCCGACTGCGGGCCTACCTCGCCGAGTACCTGAACCCGATCTACCTGAACCGCACGGCGGCGCAGTGGCACCACGACGCCCTCGGGTACTGGCCGGGCGAGTGCGGCAAGCCGGGCAACCCGCCGTGCGGCAGCCGTCTGGAGGGCGACACGATCGCCGCAGCCGTCGAACTGGTCGCCGCAGGCGGGTGGGAGGCGATCCCGCTGGATGTCGAGTGGTTCCTCGACCCCAAGTTCAACGGGCCGACCCCGATCACCGTCACCGAGGACGGGCGCATCTACGGCCACCTCGCCGTGTGGGGCACCTGCCACATCGGCATCCCCGGCACGTGCGTGACGGCACCGGCGTCGCCGACCGGGTACGCCTACTACCGGACCGGCACCGTGATGACCAACGCCGGGGCGGTCCCGGTCGGGCAGATCACCATGGACACCGGGCACGCGGGCCTGTCCGACGGCGCGGCTGCGGCATCCTCGCACTACGACCACACTGGGACCGTGGTGGCCGACGTGGCCGCAGGTGAGGACGAGCACGGCATCTGGGTCGCGGGCGCGGTGCGGGACTACCTGTCCGCCGAGAAGGTCGCCGCTCTGCGTGCCGGGGTCCTCTCCGGAGATTGGAGGTCGATCGGTGGGAATCTGGAACTTGTGGCAGCACTCGTCGTCAACGTCCCCGGGTTCCCCGTTCCCCGTGTCGGGATCGCTGCGAGCGGGGCAGAGCAGACCACGCTCGTGGCGGCAGGACTGGTCGTCCCTGACAGCGGCAGCAGCACGGATGTTGAGGCGGCTGTGGCCGAACTGGTGAGCGCCGTCGCCGACGAGGTCGAAGCGCGAGCAGACCGGGCCGGGCGGGCGGCGGCACTGATGGAGCAGACGCGGGCGGCGCGTGTCGCTTCGCTCGTCAACAGCATGGGAGGGCAGTAGACATCGGGTGCGGATGTGGTGGCACGAAGTCGAAGCAGCAGTACGAGGTGACGAAGGCCGACGGTGAGGTGGTCGTCGTTGACTCCCGCACGGAAGCCCTTGCAGTGGTCCGCAAGGAAGGCGGACGGTGGGGTCCGAAGAAGGGATGACGCGCCGTTGCGTGCATTCACGCGGAGTGTTGGTCTACTCTGCGTGGTAGCAGCAGCATGGAGTAGCCCTACTGCTGGCCTCGCGGAGCGAGGAGCGACATAGCCGTTCCGAGAACCGGGAGACGCCATCATGGCCTTCAACCTGCCTGATAACCTGTCGGCCCTGACCGACGAGGAACTGAACGCCCTGCTCAATGAGGGGCTGGACGCGTTCAAGGAACTCGGCATCACCGCCGAGTCCGACGACGACACGATCACCGAGGGTGAGCGCATCGCGCCCCTCATCCACTCGATCCGCGCCGAGCAGACTGCGCGCGTCGAGGCCGCCGATGCGCGCGCACAGCGCGCCACTGACCTGCTGGCAAGCGTGCCAGAGCAGACCGCCGAGGACACCGACGCCGAGGAGGCGGCTCCCGAGGAGCCCTCCGCCGAGGAGCAGGTGGAGCAGGAGGACCCCACCCCTGAGATCACGAGCGAGGAGCCCGTCGTGAACGAGAACACCCCAGAGCCGGTCGCGGCATCCGCCGACAATGCGGTCGCCCGCGCCGCCGCCAACGCCCCGGCCCCCGTCGTGCCGAGCCCCGCAGCCTCGCTCATCGCGTCCGCTGACGTGCCCGGGTTCACCTCCGGCGGCGAACTGGACAGCCTGACCGACGTGGGCAGCGCGGTCGTCGCCCGCCTCAAGGCCCTGCCGCGTGGCGCGCAGCCCGCCTCAGTCCGCCAGCGCTACGGCGCCGCAGTCGTGAAGAAGACGCACGACTTCGCGCAGGGCCGCGAGCACGACGACTTCGGCCTCGTGTGGGCCGCCGCCGACGAGAAGAACCTCCCCGGCGGCTCCCTCGTCGCCGCTGGCGGCTGGTGCGCCCCCAGCGAGACGCTGTACGACATGTGCCAGATGGAGACGGTCAGCGGCATCATCGACCTCCCCGAGTTCGGTGTCAGCCGTGGCGGCATCCGCTACACGTCGGGCCCCGACTTCTCCGACATCTACAACAACTGCGGCTTCCACCAGACCGAGGCGCAGGCCATCGCCGGTGAGTGCAAGTCCTGCTGCGAGGTGGACTGCCCCACCTTCGATGAGGTCCGGATGGACGCCATCGGCTACTGCGTCAAGGTGCCCATGCTGACCGAGGTCGGGTACCCCGAACTGGTCCGCCGGTACATCGAGGGCGCTGTCGTCGCCCACGCGCACAAGATGAACGCGTGGCTGATCGGCCAGATCAACACCGCTGCGGGGACCGGGGTGGACCTCACCACCTCCGACCCGATCTCGTTCGCGCTCGACGCGATCGAGTTGCAGGCCATCGGGATGCGGTACCAGTACCGCCTCGGCGAGACGGCCACCATCGAGGCCGTCGCCCCGATCTGGCTCAAGCACCTGATCCGGATGGACGTGTCGCGCCGCAACGGCCAGCAGTGGCAGTCGGTCACCGACGCGCAGATCGACGCCACCTTCGCCGCCCGCAACATGAAGGTCCAGTGGGTGTACGACTATCAGGACCTCGTCGTCACCGGCGATGTCGTGACCCTGCCGACCGAGGTCGAGGTGCTGATGTACCCGGCTGGCACGTGGGCCAAGGGCGGCGCCGATGTCATCTCGATCGACGCGGTCTACGACTCGGTCGGGCTGGAGTCCAACACCTACACGGGCGTGTTCGTGGAGGAGGGCGCTCTGGCCGTCCAGAAGTGCACCCACACCACGAAGATCAAGGTGGACCTGTGCGTCAGCGGCCAGACCGGCGCTGCCGACCTGAACACCTGCCTGACCGCCGCAGTCGCGGTCTGATGCTCTCCGGTGGGGGCTGGTTGGACCTGCCAGCCCCCACCGGGCCCCCGCACTCACTAGGAGGTGAGGTCAGGTGGTGAACATCACCGGCGCCCGGGCATGGGTCGATCTGCCCGCAGCGAAGCCGAGGTTGGGCGGCCTGTTCCCGGCGGCGACCGTCATCGACACAGCCGACCCGCACGTTCTGCTCGGGGTCGAGGGACAGACCCACGCCTGCGTCGCCGCCGAGCACTGGTCGGGCGGGAACTGCGGGTACGGCTTCCCGGCCACCCCCTGCAACCCGGGCGGAACCCCGACGCTCAAGACGTTCCACGGGCTGACCGATGTCACTGGTGACCCGTTCACCATCTACGACGGCATCGACTGCAACCTGCTGGGCAGCGACGGGTTCGGAACGCACGTGCGTGACGGCCTGACCCTCAAGGAGGCCAAGGCGGTCGAGACTCACGTCCTGACCGTCATGCAGTCCCTTGCGGGTGCGCCGAACCTGTCCGGCGACGTGGTCGCGAAGGTGGCCGCAGCCGAGGGGTGGCTGGCCGACAACTACGAGGGGCAGGGCGTGATCCACATGTCCCGTTCCCTCGCTGCCGAGGCGTGCGCCGCTCAGGTGGTCAGCGTCGGGCTCGACGGAACCCTGACGACCTGTCAGGGCACCCCCATCGCGAACGGGGCGGGGTACTCGGCCCTGTCCGACTCAGTCATCGCGTCTGGTCAGGTCGTCCTCATGCGAGGGCCGATCGAGTCGCGCGACGTTCCGCAGATGGACAACGGCGACGGCACCTGCTCGCCGCCACGTTCCCTTGCGGAGCGCACCTACGTCGCGTTGATCGAGTGTGGCGCGGCACAGTTCGACACGTCCCCGTGATCTAGGAGGAACTCACCATGGCATCACCCAAGTCCTTCCCCCTCCTTCGGGGGCGGACCATGCGCGTCACCAAGTTGAACGGCTGTGGCGTGCCTGTCGATGGCCCCGAGTCGGTGGCCGTCACCGATGGATACGTCAGCGTCGCACTGTCGGCTGACGTGAACGAGGCCGAGGAGATCACGGTCACCAACGCCAACGGGCAGACCTGTGTTCGCGACCCCGGATGCTCGGAGTTCAAGGGGTACGAGGTCGAGATCACGTTCTGCAACGTCGATCCCTGCCTGTTCACCATGCTCACCGGTCAGGACACGATGGCCGACGGCGCTGGTGACTCCATCGGCTTCAAGATGAACTCGTCCAAGAAGGCGTGTGACTACGCCTTCGCGCTGGAGGTGTGGTCCGGGGTGCCGGGCGTCGCCTGTCAGGGGCAGACCGCCGAGTCTGGCTCGTTCGGCTACGTGCTGCTGCCGTTCGTTCGCGCTGGCGTGATCGGCGACTTCACCATCGAGAACGCGGCGGTCACGTTCACGGTTACCGGCGCGGTGACCCTCGACGGCAACGCGTGGGGCACCGGCACGTACGACGTGCATGACACGGATGGCCTCGGCACTCTCGGGCCGCTGCCCGAGGCGCTGGACGTGGATGACCACCTGCTCGTCATGTACACCACCGTGGCTCCTCCGGAGCCGACGGATGGGTGCGTGGCGTACCCGCTGGCGGCCTGACCTGACAGGAGATAGCCGTAATGGCTACGGACTGCGCGGCGTGCGGCTCATGCGTGCCGTACTCGCCCACGATGGACTGCTGTCCTGACTGGGGCGATCTGGATGACGCATTGCTGTGCAGGTCCATCGACCTCGCGTGGAGTACGCTGCGTACGCTGAGCGGGGGGATGGTCGGGAACTGTCCTGTTCTCGTCAGGCCGTGCCTGACCTCCCCCTGCAAGGTGTGCTCGGACTACTCGCTTGGGGTGTTCCGCACCGGCGAGTGTGAGGGTTGCTGGGCGAACAACTGCGGCACCTCGGGCTGTTCGTGCCCGAGCCTGTCCGAGATCGTGCTGCCGGGCCCGGTGGCCGAGGTGTGGCAGGTGAAGATCGACGGCGCGGCCCTGCCTGTCGATTCCTACCGGGTGGACAACGGCAACCGTCTGGTCCGCACCGACGGGTCGGTGTGGCCGTCGTGTCAGGACATGTCGGCCGATGTGGGCGAGTCCAAGACGATGGGTGTCTGGTACATCCCCGGCGTGGTGCCGGACTCAGCGGCGCTGTGGGCTGCCGGGGTGCTGACGTGCGAGTTCTCCAAGGCTTGCTCGGGGGGCAAGTGCCGTCTGCCGTCGTCGGTCACGTCGATCGCCCGGCAAGGCGTCACGATGGAGTTCTCGACGGGCATGTTCCCTGACGGGATGACCGGCATCCGTGAGGTGGACGCGTTCCTGACCTCGGTGAACCCGAACGCGTTGAAGGTGGCTCCGAAGGTGTGGAGCCCGGACCTTGTGCCCGCCAAGCACAGGTACACGACGTGGAGTGCGCGTCCCGCCGGTATGCCGGAGTCGTCGTGAATGAACTGGGCACAGCGATCGCGTTGCAGTTGCAGAACCTTGCTGACTGCGTCTGCCAGTTGCTCGCCGAGAAGGGCGCCGGGGAGACGTGCTGGTGTGGCGTGTACCCGGGCAACGAGGTGGCGTGGGACTTCTGCGGCGAATGCTCCGGGGACACCTGCGGCATGGGCTACGTGCACGTCTACTCGATGTTCCCGTCTGAGCGGTTCCCGTCCGAGGCGATAGGCGGCAATGCGTGTGCCGCTCCTCTGGCCGTCGAGGTTCGGGTCGGGGCGCTGCGCTGCCTGCCGGTGGCGGATGAGCAGGGGTCGCTGCCCGATGAGGGACTGCTGTTGGAGGCGAGCCTTGCTGCGGTCGCTGATGCGAGCGCCATGTACGAGGCCATGTGCTCCTGCATCCCTGCCGGGTCGATAGGGGCGTACCTGCCAATGGGCCCGAGGGGCGGCTGTGTCGGCGGTGAGTGGCAGTTCTGGGTGCCGCTCTGATGCCCTCTACAGCGCGTGTGCGTATCTCCGAAACCTTGCTGTGGAAGCACACGATGACCTACGGCAGCGAGATGAACGCCCCCGGCGTTATGGACCGGCTTGCGCGCCGAATGACGAAGTATGGAGAGTCGATCGCGCCTGTCGGCGATGTGGGTGATGCGGGGTCACGGAACTGGGTCGTCGGCACGTACAAGAAGTCCTTCGGCTGGGAGCGCGTGCCGGGCGGCAACCAGTGGCAAATCTCCCGTCGCATCTACAACACTGCCCCCCACGCCTACTACGTGGAGTTCGGGCGTGGCATGTCGTTCGGGTATGAGCGGTTCACCAGCAAGGGCAGGTGGTACAGGGCACTAGGCGGGACCGGCGGCTGGGAGGGCCACTACGTGTTCCAGCAGATCAGCCGCACCGCTGGAGCCCTGTTGTGAGGGATGTGTGTGCGATGATTCTGGCACCACAGTCCTATGAGGAGGTCCGCTGTGCGGGAGTTCAAGTCGTCAGCCCACCAAGGCGCCCAGCAAGCCCTGCCGAACGCTGTCGAGGTCCAGTTCATGTTGGACGGCCGCGAGATCACAGCCCAGCCCGCGAACTCGGGCCAGTTGGCGTATCTCGTCGCGATGCAGGCAGAAGCGGTGAACCCGTCGGAGCAGATCGCGGCCGTGTTCGACTTCCTGCAATCCCTGCTGGACGAGGAGGACTTCGACTTCATCCGCGATCAGATGAAGCAGGGCATCACCAGCGCGGAGACGCTGCTGGAGATCGTGGAGTACCTTGTCGAGGAGTGGACCACGGTCCCTACTACGTCTGCGCCCGCCTCGTCGTCGGCGCGGCGCAGCACTGGCAAGCCATCGACGGCACGTGCGCGCTCCAAGGCGTAGACCCTTTCGGGCTGCGGCCTGACCGCTTCATCAATCTGATCTACGCGTGGAGCATAGATCACGTTGAGGAGCCCGATGAGTTTCGGCGTGCCCTCTACAACCCGCCGCCGGGCGTGGAACCGACCCCGGAGGTGCTGGAAGACGAGGCCGCCGGATTCGACATGTTCGCTTCCGCCTTTGGAGTGAAGAAGCCAGCCGCCGGAACGGTACCTTCGGGGACGGAGGAGGTGTGACATGGCTCCGGATATCGGGAAGATTTCCGTTGAAGGTGAATTCGACGGCAACAAGATGCCCGGCGAGGCCAACCGCGCTGGCAAGGCTGCGGGCGCAGCGGCAGCAGAAGGCTTCGATGAGAACTTCTGCAAGGAGAACAAGAAGAACATCGCCAAGTGCTTCGACCGGGCCCAGAAGGAGTCCGAGAAGGGCTGGGGCAAGTCCGGCAAGAAGTCGGGCAACATCTTCTCCAAGGCGTTCGCGACTGCCACCGGCAAGAATCTGACGAAGCGCTGGAAGGCGATCATCGGCAGCATCGTCGCCTTCGCCGAGCCGTTGGCTGCCAGCCTGTACGGCGCCGTCGGCGCGGTGACTGCCCTCGCCGGTAGCCTCTACCAAGCCACCTCGGCCGGTCTGGCCCTGTTGCCGGTGTTCACCGGGATGGCCGCCGGTCTGGCTGCGGTGATCGTCGGCTCGCAGGGCGTGCCCAAGGCGTTCGGGGCGATCAGGGACGAATGGAATGAGGCGGCCGAGGATGGCCGCAAGTTCAACCTGCAAGCGGAGGGCATCCAGAAGGCCCTCAAGAGGCTGTCGCCGGAGGCTAGGAAGTTCGCGGTCGCGTTCGCTGGCATCCAGAAGCCGCTGGAGGCGTTCCGGCGCGAGGTGCAGGACGCGCTGTTCAAGGACTTGGACGACGTGCTCACTCGGCTGGCCGACAAGGTGCTGCCGAGCGTGCGGGTGGGCTTCGTCGCGCTTGCTGGGTCGGCCAACAGCACCGCGAAGGCGTTCGCTGAGATGGCTGAGCGGGTGGACATCGGTTCCATCTTCGGTGGGCTGTCGGGAACCATGACGACCCTCGGTAACGCCATGGCGACCTTCACCGAGGGCTTCATGGTCTTCATTCGCGCGGCGACGCCCGCCGCTGAGGCGCTGGCCGGGCGCTTTCAGGAGATGGCCGACAACTTCAAGGCGTTCATGGAGCAGGGCGAGCGCACGGGGTCGATCAACGACTTCCTGATGCAGGCGCAGGAGCACATGAGCGCGTGGTGGTCGCTGATCCGGGCCACCGGCAGCGCCTTGAACACGCTGTTCGCTGCGGGGTCCAGCGCTGGGATGGACATGGTCACCTCGCTGACCAACATCCTGAACACGTGGAACGAGTGGATGCAGACTGCGGACGGGCAGGCATCCTTGCAGCAGTTCTTCACGAACACGCAGGAGATTCTGAAAGCGTTCGTCCCGATCCTGCAAGGGCTGCGGGACATGTTCACGATCCTCGTGACGCCCGACGCGATCGCTCGTATGCAGGAGTTGGGGGCCTCGGTCGGCTCCATCCTGCCGGTCCTCGGCCAGATGTTCTCCATCCTCGGTCAGACCGGGATCATCAACGCCCTGTTCGCTGCGATTGCCGGGATCGGGCAGGCCATTCAGCCGTTGATGCCGCTGTTCTCTGAGATGGCTGCCATCATCAACGACACGCTGGGCATGGTGGCGCCGATCTTCCAAGAGGCGTTCAAGGGGATCGTGGCGGCGGTCCAGCCGCTTCTCGCCGCGTTTTTGCCGTTGATGGAGACGCTGCTTCCGGCGCTGGTGACGGCATTTGTGCCGGTCATCGACATGGTGGTGTCCGTGGCGACGGTGATCGCGTCGGCGCTGACCCCGGTCGTGGAGGCATTGACTCCGGTGATCGCGGAACTCGCGCCGGTCATCGTGGCCGCCTTCATCGCGTTCAACCCGTTCCTGCGCGTCCTGATGGTGCTGGGCCCGGTCATCAAGTTCCTCGCCCCGATCCTGAGCGACGTGGTGGTGTGGCTGGTGAAGTTGATCGAGCCGATCGTGCCGTTGATCGCGTGGATCGGGAAGTTGATCTTTGAGTTCATCGCGTTCAACAAGGTGTTCGGCCTGATCGGCAGGGCGTTCTCTGCCGTCGTCAACATCTTCAAGGGCGGCGGCGGCGCGTTCGCGGCGTTCGGTCAGAAGGTGGGGGCGGTGTTCAGTGCGGTCGGGCAACTGCTGCGCGGCTTCCTCAAGGTGCTGATGGAGGTGGGCAAGTTCCTGTTCACCGTCTACAAGGCGTACTTCACGGCGGTGACGAGGGTGATCGTCGTGGCGGTCAAGGCGTGGGTGGCGATCATCCGCACCGTGTTCAACGCGATCGCGAGCATCGTCCGTGGCTTCATCGGCATCTTCTCGTTCGTGTTCAAGGGCGCGGCTGCGGTCGTGTCGAAGGTGTTCAACGGCATTGTCACCATCGTGCAGGTCGCCATCGCTGGCATCCGGATGTACCTACAGGGGCTTCTCACGGCGTTCGTGTGGGTGTGGTCGAGGATCGGCGCAGCGGTCCAGTGGGTCTGGGACCTGATCCTCAAGGGCGCGATGCTGGTGGTCGCGGGTCTGAGGGCGCTGTTCAACGGGTTCGTGTGGGTCTTCCAGACGTTGTGGAGTGGGCTCACCACGGTCGTCAGCACGGTGTGGAACGCCGTCGTGAGCATCGTTGCGAACGCGCTCATTGCCATCTACACCCGATTCACGAACCTGTGGCACTTCATCGTGAACATGTGGAACGGCATCAAGACGGTCATCTCTGCCACGTGGACGTACGCCGTGTCCGTTGTGAAGAATGCGGCTGCGTTCATCACAGGCTATCTGCGGCTTATCTGGACGACTGCCCAGAACGCATTCACGGCAGCGTGGAAGATCGCAAAGAGCGCCTTCGATCGCATTGTGAACGTCGCCAAGGTGGCGGTCAACAAGGTCAAGTCGCTACTGACGGGCATCAAGGGAGCGGTCAAGAGCGCGCTGGCGGGTGTCGCCGCTATCTTCTCCAACGTGTTTGAGAGTGCCTACAAGAAGGTGAAGTACTGGATCGACAAGATCAAGAACATGTTCAGTGGCATCGGCTCCAAGATCAAGGGCATGATCCCCGGCTTGGCGAAGGGCGGGGTGGCGATGGCGCCCATGGTCCGCACCATCGGTGAGGCCGGGCCCGAGGCGGTCATCCCCCTTGCCAAGCCGTTGAACCAGATCGACCCCAGTGTCCGGCACATGGCGGCGATGATCCGTGGCAAGGGCGGGTCTACCAGTAACGTGACCTCCACAAGGACCGTGAACAACTACCTCACGGTCCACAGCCCGGTGACTGACGTGAATGCAGTAGCGCAGCAGGTGATGAACCGGACAGTCGCGCTAGCAGGATAGGAGCGACGATGTACACGGGCTATCTCGCGATGAGCGGTGATGAGGTCATCAACACGCACCGGGCGAACGCATACGCCCGGACCGCTGGACTGCCGTGGCTCAAGGGCTGCGACTGCGATTCGATCGGGCATTCCCACAATCAGACGTACCTGTCGCCCATGCTCGACGCGGACGCAGGGAACCCGCCCCCATGGTGGGATGAGGAGCGCAGGCACGACTCGTCGCGGTTCTTCGGTGTGGTGGGCGTCGAGTTCGCGGGAATCTCGGACTCGACCCGGTCGGTCGTTGTGTCGGACACGAACTCGGTCGGTGGCTACATCGGGTCGCTCAGGTTCAGGCAGAGGACAACCACTGTTCGCGCCCTTCTGATCGGTGCTGATGACTGTGCAGTGAACTTGGGTATCGAGTGGTTGCGGAGCATCGACACGATCAACGTCTGCTCGTTGAGCACCATGGAGGTCTACTCCTGCTGTCCCTGTCTCTGCGGTGACGAATGCGATGATCCTGTCTGTCAGGAGCAGTGCGTGGACACAGCCAAGCGCCTGTTCTACGACTCGCGGGTCGTCACGGGCCCGACGATCCTGACAGAGCACGCGATGTCAGTCGGATACATGGCCGAGGTCGAGTTCGTGATCGTCTCTGCCGATCCGCAGCCCTACACCGTTCCTGTGGTTGTTGAGGTGTTCAGCACCGACTTGGGCTTCCCCCATCTCGATCCGGAGCCGTCGCCGGAGCCGTCGGTGGATGCGTTCGGGTTGCCGGTGGCCGGGTCGCCACGGACCGTGCTGCTGGAGCCGCAGACGACGTGGCGGCGATCGGTTCACGAGGTGTCCCTTGAGGGTGAGGGGCTTCTGGACCCGATCCTCGTGGTGCACAACGTGTTCGATGAGGCGGCCGGTGATGTGAGGGTGCATGTGGCTGGGCCGCGTGGCGAGTTCGCGTTCCGGTTGCCGTTCCTGCCGGGGATGTCGTCAGTCGAGTTGGACTTCATGCGCCGCAAGGTGTTCACCGTCGATGAGGCAGGAGAGCGGCGGCTGAACAGCGCGTTCGCCTACGGCCCCGATGGGGCCCTTATCCGGTGGCCGCAGCAGGTTCGTGCGGGGGAGTTCACGGTGACGGTGGATGTGCTGCCGTGGTCGCCGAACGTGACACTTGAGGTGCATCTGTCGCGGGTCGGTATGGGCGCATGAGCCTTGGGTGTGGTCACCATCGCGCGTTCATCGTGAAGCGTGGCGGTGTCGATGTCATCGGAGAGGTCACGCCACTGCTGCAAACGCGGTGGGAGCGCCGCAGGGACGACATCTCGCAGGCGTCGGTCATCATCGGCGCCGACGGGGACTGCTGCGAATGGCTCGGCGAGGTCAGGACGGTGAAGCACGAACTTCACCTGTACCGCGATGAGGTGAAGGTCTGGGAGGGAGTAATCACTCGGCTTGAGTATCGCAGTGACGTTGTCGAGGTCTACGCGCAGGACATCCTGTGGGTTGCGAAGAACACCGCCTTGGAGGAGGGCTACTCCAATGCGTTCCCGAACGTCGGGACCTGCGGTCATCGGATGGGCTGGCTGCTGAACGAGCAGACGTACGCCAAGTACGGCGATCCGTGGAACATGACGAACCGGCTGCACCGGATTGTGGGCTCCGAGGAGCCAAAGACCTCCAAGGTGGTTCGTGCTTTCACAGGCACCACGTTTGATGACTTCGACAAGTTCGCCGAGGACTCCGGCATGGACTACACCGTTATCGGGCGGGATGTCTACTGGTGGGAGACGCACTTGAAGGTGTGGACCCTGCCGCCGCTGCTGCCGGAGTATCTGGAAGCCGAGCCAGCGATCGTGGAGTACGGCAACGAGTTCGCCACTCGCGTGTTCGTGACGAACGGGAACGGTGCCACGTCGATGGCGCAGCACCCACCGGAGGTGCTGGCCGAGTGGGGCTACGTGGACACCGTGAACTCCACATGGAACGAGGCGGACGGTAATGAGACGCCTACCGATGAGGAACTGGCTGCGTGGTACGAGCAGGCGAAGGCGTACCTCGGTCAGACACCTGAGCCTCCTGCTCAGGTGCGCGTGACCCAGAACACCGGGTTGTCGCAAGATGCCCCCTACGACATCAACGATCTGCGGCCCGGGTCGTGGTTGATCGCGTCCGTCACCTCGTTGTGCCGCCAGTTGGAGTCGTGGCACAAGTTGGACTCCGTGAACGTGTCGGAGGAGAACGGCAAGGAGGTGGTGGCGATCACCACGATCACCGCCCCAGCGAAGGGAGTTGACCTGCCGTGAGACGGAATCTGCGTGGTGGCGATGATCTGCGCGCATGGATGACCTCCATCGAGAGGCGCGTCATCCGTCAGGAGCGTCGAGGCCAGACTGTGTTGCAGGGCGCCCCTGCGTCCACGCTGGCTGTACCGACGATTGCTGACATTCCCGAGGGCACATCGCAGGAGACGCACGTTGTTCTGTTGGAGTCTGGTGGTACGGCTGTCTACGAAGCCGCCGCTAGTGCGTGGGTTGAATCCTCGTGAGGTCACGCTGCTCCCCCTATCCTGACCGCAGGAGGTAGCCATGACCTACCAGCATCCCGGCGCGATGCCGGTTCCCTATCAGGACTGCCAGCAACCTGCGTTCTGCGCCGGTCCTCCGGGACCGATCGGGCCGGAAGGCGCTGCTGGTCCGGAGGGTCCGACTGGCCCGGCGGGCACTGCCGGGCCCACAGGGCCCACAGGGCCGTTCGGAGGGCCGACAGGCCCCACGGGTCCGGCTTCCGACATTCCGGGGCCCACAGGCCCCACAGGGGCGCAGGGACCGCAGGGCGTGAACGGCGTTCAGGGCCCTCCGGGCCCGTTGGGGCCGACAGGGCCGAGGGGTCTGGTCGGTGCGACCGGTCCGCAGGGCGTGCAGGGCGTGCAGGGCGTTCCGGGTTCGGACGGGGCGCCCGGGTCGATCGGCCCGACGGGGCCTGCTGGTTCTGACGGAGCCGATGGGGCGCAGGGCCCCACCGGCCCGACCGGGCCGACAGGCGCGACCGGACCGGCTGGGGCAGACTCCACGGTGCAGGGCCCGACCGGCCCCACCGGGGCCACCGGCGCTGACGGCACCTCGGTCACCATCAAGGGGTCGGTGCCCACGGAGGGCGACCTGCCCGGAGCCGGGAACACCGAGGGCGACGGCTACATCGTGGAGGCCACCGGCCATCTGTGGGTGTGGAACGGTTCGGCGTGGGCCGATGCGGGCCAGATCAAGGGCCCGACCGGTGCGACGGGGCCCTCCGGGGCGGACGGGGCCACCGGCCCGACGGGACCTGCTGGCTCCGATGGCGCGGCGGGCGCCGCCGGTCCGACGGGTCCGACCGGTGCGACTGGGGCGCAGGGCCCGCAGGGAGACACCGGCGCGCAGGGTGTGCAGGGCCCGCAGGGCGCTCAGGGTGTGCAGGGTGTGCCCGGGCCGGAGGGGCCGACAGAGGTCAGTGGCGACGCGGACAACATCGCGGTCCTCGGCACGGACAGCCTGATCTACGTCCCTGCGTCGGTGGTGGATGGGGCCGACGAGGTCATCATTGACGACGCGCTGCCGGTGGGTGGCACGTGGGAACTGTGGGTCGATCCGACCGCGTCGTCGGGGCCGTCCACGTTCGCGCACGCGTCGCTGGTCGGTCTGGATGAGGACGATCACCCGCAGTACCTCACGCAGGAGCGTGGTGACGCCCGGTACCTGCCGCTGTCCGGGGGCACGCTGACCGGGCCGTTGACGCTGGCTGGTGCGCCGTCGCAGGCGGGCCACGCCGCCCGGAAGGCTGATGTGGACGCGGTCGCCGCGCGCAGCATCGTCGCGGGCAACGGCCTGACCGGGGGTGGCACGCTGGAGTCGAGCCGCACGCTGAATGTGGGTGCGGGCGACGGGATCACGGTGGCCGCGTCGCTGGTCGCTCTGGACACGGCGTTCACTGATGCGCGCTACGTGCCGCAGGATCAGTTGATCGTGTCGGACAGTCCCGCTTCCGGCACTCCTGCCGGGGGCAGCGGCACTCTCTGGGTCGAATACTAGGGAGGGGCTGCGATGCCTGCCTCGGTTTGGAACGGTTCCACATGGGCGCCTGTGAAGGCCATGCCCGTGTGGAACGGTTCCACGTGGGTGAACGGCAAGAAGGCGAAGGCGTGGAACGGGTCGTCGTGGGTCTTGGCGTGGGTGCCTCCGGTGACGACGGCGACGCTGTCGGTGTCGAAGTCCGGTGTGGAGGTTGGGGAGGCGTACAGCATCTACCTCGATGTTCCCGGTGGGTTCCCCGAGGGCGCGCTTGTGACGTTCCGCCTGCCTGCGTGGCAGGGCTATGTGTCCCCGTCGGAGGGCGCGACGCGGGCTGAGATCAATGGGCTGAGCCACGCCGAAGCAGGCGACTGGACGTGGTACGCGGACGTGTCCACGGCTGGCGGTGATACGACGTTCGGCCCTCTGGTCCAGACGGCGTCTCCGGCGGCCCCGCAGCACTACCACGAGGTTGTGCCGTCGGGGTCGAGCCGGGCGGCGATCCAAGCGGCGATGGACCGGGCGTACAACTTCTGGGCCGCGAACCAGTCGGGCACGCACGTGGACTTCGATGACGAGAGCACGATGGCGTGCGTCGAGTTGGTGTCGGGCGGGGTGTACACGCTGGATGGGCGGCTGTACACGCGGCGCGGCGTGCGCCTGTTCGGCGGCGGGTCCGGCGCGTCGCGGCCTCTGGTGTACTCGGTCGCTGCCGATTCGCACCTGCTGGTGGCTGACCAGAACGGAGGCGGCGGCTACAACGCGCCGCACTTCGACTGGCTGTTGGAGAACATCCGGTTCGACTGCCAGTCGTGGGCGGGTGGGCTGTCGATCGGGCATACGTCGCGGTTCCGGGTCAAGGGCTGCGACTTCGCCAACATGGGCGGCAAGAAGCACTACATCGAGATCAACTCGTCCGGCGGTCCGCGTGGCGCTGACGGCGTGTACAACGTGGAGGTTCTGGACTGCTACTTCACGATGCCGAACGCGAGTGCGAACCCGGAGAAGCCTCGCCGGAACATTGACGAGTGCATCCAGTTGGACTACGCGTGGCCGGGCGCCGCGTACGGCCTCCAGCCGGATGGGACGGTCGCGAACAACGTGCGGATCGCGGGCTGCACCTTCCATCAGGTGCCCCGTGCGATCGGCGCCCACAAGTACGAGATCGAGCAGGGCGTGACCCCGGCGAGCATCCCGTGGAACGTGCTGATCGAGGACAACGTGTTCACCCGGAACGATCCCCGGACGCCCGCGCAGGGCGGCTACGGCGACGGTGCCGGTGGGTCGTCCGCCGAGGGCACCGTCCGTTCATACGTGTGGTCGAACGTCCGCGTCCTCAACAACCAGTTCACCGACTGCTACGCCCCGTTCCGCATCTACACACCGTCGGATGCGTACACCGGGCACGGCAGCCCGACGTACATCGTGGTGGACGGCAACACGTTCACGGACTGCGACTACGGCAGGTACGCCATCTACGGCGACTCCAACGCGATGAAGACCCATCAGGTGCTCATCCAGAACAACGTCGTGGATGGGCAGTGGAGCGGTTCGTCGGATGTGTACATGGCGGGCTGCGATCACACGGATGGCCTGTTGCCCGCATCGTCGTTCGGCTGTGTGATCCGGTGGAACACGTTCAGGCCGGACAACTACTCGGTGGCCGGGGAGGCGGCGTACAACAAGTTCCGGGCGGGGAACTCATCGAACCTGACTGGTGTGTACATCTACCAGAACTGGATCAGTGACGGCTCCGAGGACAACTCGTGAGACAGGATGGGTGTCATGGCGATCCCTGAGTTGGTCACCGTTGTCGGCCGGTACCTGACTTCGGACGGTGACCCGGAGGTTGGGAGTGTCCGGTTCACCCCGGTGATCGTGGCCGTGAACTGGGTGTCGCCCGATCCGGTCGTGGTGACTCGTGACCCGGTCGAGGTGACGTTGGACGCGTCGGGCGCGTTCACGGTGGACCTGTTCGCGTCGGATGATCCGAACTGGGGCACGGACGGCCCGGTCTGCTACAAGGTGCGTGAGCGTCTCGGTGGGCATGATCGGACGTACACGATCGTGGTGCCGTCGCCGGGCCCGGTGGACATTGCCACGTTGCAGCCGTACGCCTGTGATCCGGGTGCGGTGGTGCCGGTGCCGGGTCCGACTGGCCCGACTGGGGCGCCGGGGGCGCCGGGGGCGCAGGGCCCGACGGGTCCGACTGGGCCTCTGGGGTTGCAGGGTGCGACGGGCCCGACCGGTGCGGACGGCGTTGATGGGGCGACTGGTCCCACTGGATCGGTGGGGCCGACGGGGGCTACTGGCCCGACGGGGGCGGACAGTGTTGTGCCGGGCCCGACCGGGCCGACGGGCCCGACTGGCCCTCCCGGCACGGGCATGGGGGATGGGGCGACGGGTCCGACCGGTCCTACGGGTCCGACTGGTGCTGTTGGACCAACAGGTCCGACCGGTGCTGACGGCGCTGATGGAGTGGCGGGCCCCACCGGCCCTACCGGTGCGGGCGGCTCTGATGGGATCGCGGGTCCGACCGGCCCGCAGGGCCCGGCTGGTGCGGACGGTTCGATCGGTCCTGCCGGGCCCACGGGCGCGACTGGCCCCACGGGCGCGGACAGCACAGAGCCGGGCCCGACCGGTCCAACGGGCCCGAAGGGCGCTGACGGCACGTCGGTGAAGATCGTTGGGTCGGTGCCCACTGCGGGTGATCTGGACCCGGGATACACCGGAGACATCGGTGATGGGTACACCGCTCAGGACACCGGTCATCTCTGGACGTGGGACGGGGTGCAGTGGAACGACGCCGGTCCGATCGTGGGTCCGACGGGTTCCACGGGTCCGACTGGTGCGACGGGTCCGACCGGCGCGGACTCGACTGCGCCCGGCCCCACCGGTCCTACCGGCCCGCAGGGTTCGCAGGGCATTCAGGGCATCCAAGGTGCGTTGGGCCCCACGGGCCCGACCGGTGCTCAGGGCGCGGACAGCACGGTGCCGGGTCCGACCGGTCCCACTGGTGCTCAGGGTGCTGACGGTGCGGTGGGACCGACCGGGCCTAGCGGTGCGGATGGGGCGGCGGGTCCGACTGGCCCTGCTGGCTCCGACGGGGCGGATGGGGCTGCTGGCCCAACAGGACCGACCGGAGCAGACGGTGCGGACGGCGCGGTGGGCGCGACAGGTCCGACCGGTGCTACCGGTCCCACGGGTCCCGCCGGGTCGGATGGCGCAAACGGAGAGGTGGGTCCTACGGGGCCGACTGGCGCGTCCGGCCCGGCGGGAGCCACTGGCCCGAGCGGGGCTGATGGTGCGGCAGGACCGACGGGTCCGACTGGTGCTACCGGTCCCGCTGGAGCAGACGGCGCGACGTGGTTGTCCGGTAGTGGACCTCCCTCTGAGGGGCTGGGGGAGCCGGGGGACTTCTACCTCGATGAGAGCACGTCGCAGTACTACGGGCCGAAGTCCGATGTCCTGCCATCGGTGAACCTCCTGACCGACGATGAGGCGTCCTACGAAACCTCCTCCGCTGGGGTGTCCGGCTCCAACGTCACCGTGGAGCGGTCAACTGAGTGGGCCGCCCACGGCACCTACTCGATCAAGGCGCACACGGCCACTGCTGCGCCGTTCGATGTCTACCACCACAACGTCGCCGACCTGCTGGCCGCCAACGAGGGCGCGGCGGTCACTGTCTCCGTGGAGGTCTACACCGACACCGCTGGTGTCACCGGGCGCGTGTGTCTGCTGTCCAACGTCGGGAACCTGTGGGACTCCCCTGTCGCCATCCCTGCTGGTGTGCCGACGACGTTGCAGTTCACGCTGGACCCGGTGCCAGCGGGGATCACGTCAGCGCTGCTGACCACACAGGTGTGGAACGCTGACCCGATCTACTTGGACAAGGTGGGGCTGTGGCTGGGCACGGGCGGGGCGTGGTCGCTGCCCAGTAGCGCGCCGAGTCTGTGGGGCGACCCTGTCTCGCTGGAGGGCGCTGACGGGGCTGCTGGCCCGACGGGCCCGACCGGTGCCGACGGGGCGGATGGGGCTGCTGGCCCTACCGGACCGGAAGGTCCCACTGCGGTCAGCACCGATGCGAACAACATCGCGGTGCTGGGTTCGGACAGCCTGATCTACGTCCCGTCCTCCGGCGGTGGTGGGACGGACGACCACTCGGCGCTGCTGAACCTCGACGCGGACGACCACCTCCAGTACCCGCTGATGGAGATGCAGCCCGACACTCCGTCGCCGCTGCCCGCAGCGGATCGCCCGGCACTGTGGTGGGACACTGACGACGATCCGGTGGGCTCCGGACCCGCAGGTCCCACTGGCCCGACCGGCCCCGCTGGCCCGACTGGTTTGATTGGTGCTCAGGGCGACCCCGGTCCCACAGGCCCGACCGGGCCGACGGGTGCTGACTCCACGGTGCCGGGCCCGACTGGGCCGCAGGGCGATCAGGGGATTCAGGGTCCGACCGGCCCCACGGGCCCGACCGGCCCCACGGGCTCGACCGGCGCTCAGGGCGACCTCGGTCCCACAGGTCCCACCGGCCCGGCTCAGGTGACGGTGTCCGCCACCGAGCCGCCCAGTCCTGCGCTAGGTGAGATTTGGGCTCCGGTGCCGTGATGGCCTCCAACGCTGTTGGATGCACGCAGGGGCGGGAGTGCTGCTGGGTGGAGGGCAGGCCGTGCCCCCACCTCGACGGTGACGAGTGCAGTCTGCGGGTGGAACTTGGGTCGTGGGAGGCGGTGCATTCCGACCCCCGCTACTTGGAGAACCCGAAGCCGGTGTGGGATCGGCTCGGCATTGCGGACTGCGGGGACTTCTCCTGCAAGAACTGCCGGGTGCTCTGATGGCGTCGGTCACCCTGCGCGGCACGCAACCGCAGTATCAGGACGCGGACTGGCAGACCTTCGACGGGCTGGCGTGGGAGGACGACGCCACGGTCGGTGGGGTCACGTCGTACGACAAGCGTCGCGCGGATGTGGTGCTCATCGCGTTCGGCCTGCGTGATCCGGTGACGGAGGAGTCGCGGCTGCCGATCGACTTCCCGCACACCGACTTCTACAACCAGATCACGGCGATCACCTACGAGATGCGGTTCGCGCACACCGGGTACGGCGATGACACATTCACCATGACGTTCTCCCGGATGGGCGCATGGACCGGTGACGGCTCCGATGTCACCCCGCTGTGGGGCGAGGTCGCCGACGCCTCGTCCGGTGACCTCGGCTCCGGTGGCGGTGGGCCGACCACCTCCGTGTGGGCGCCTGCCGTGCAGGGCCCTGCCAGCGATGTCAGCGAGGCGGTGTTCAACCAGTGGTGGTCGGACCTGCTGGCCGGGCCGGGCACCTACTTCGGGATGCAGTTCACCGGCGAGCACGCCGCGAACATGGCGTCCGATGGCCCGGTGAACGTGTCCTTCTACTCGGTGGCGGTGACGATCGAGTACGTGCCGGTGGCGGTCGCACCTCCGACGGTGACCCTGACGGCGGACCCGTCCACGGTGCTCACCGGGGATCAGGTGGTGCTGACCGCTGACGTGACGGGGCTGCCCGCGCCGACGCTGGTGTGGGCGCTCGATGGTGCCACGGACCTCGGCGGCGATCCGGTGAAGACGGTGCAGTGGGATGCGGCGGGCACGTTCAACCCGCAGGTCACTGCGACGAATTCGTCGGGGTCGGATGTGGATTCCGTCCCGGTCACGGTCGATCTGAGGCTCGCGCTGGTGTGGAACGGCACGGTGTGGGAGGGGGCGAAGTCGTGGGATGGCACCGCGTGGGTGACACCGAAGGTGTGGAATGGCAGCCGTTGGGTGCCGTTCGCTGACCATGGCGGCGGGCAGCCACCCACGCCCGGAGGGTCCCCATCGTTCGTGTCGGTGGAGTCCGACCTGTTGGACTCATCGACCGGGTTCACCGTGGCGCGCCCGGCTGCCGCGCAGGACGGGGACCTGCTGCTCTGTCAGGTCGTGTCGCACGCCTCGTCGGGAACGATCACTCCCGACCCCGGATGGGCAACGGTGCAGGCCGCGACGCCCAACAATGACTACACGTTCGCGGTGTTCTCTCGGGTGGTGCAGGCGGGGGACACGTCGTGGGAGTTCAGCAACTCGACGGCGAACGTGATCTGGTCGGTCGCCACGGTGCGGGACGGGACGACCACGACCTCCGGGTTGGACCTACTGAGCGGGCTCACGGTCACTCCGGAGGTCACGGTTGGCGCGGACGCGCTGCTGCTGCACTTCACCGGCACGGACGTGTCGAATGTGATCTCGTGGTCCGGCGATGGGACCAAGCAACTCGATGAGGTGGTGGGGGCGGACTGGCTTTCCCACGCCCTGTTCACCAGTGAGGTTGGGGCGGGGACCCACCAGATGTCGGCCACCCACTCCTACGGGTCGTCGCAGGATATCCACGGATTGCTGGTGGCAGTGACATGATGCCTGCGAATGGAGGGGTGACCTGATGGGACTGCTCAAGGTCTGGAACGGCACTGACTACGTGCCGGTCGTCGGATCGCAGGGTCCGACGGGCCCGACCGGCCCGCAGGGCGATCAGGGCGATCAGGGCCCCACCGGTCCGACAGGGGCGACAGGAGCGACCGGTGACATCGGACCCACTGGAAGTGCGGGGCCTACTGGGGCCACTGGCGATGCCGGGCCCACGGGCCCGACCGGCCCGACCGGCCCGACGGGTCCGCAGGGTGCGGACTCGACGGTGGTGGGCCCTACCGGCCCCGCTGGTGCAGACGGCGCGCAGGGTGATGCGGGTCCTACGGGTCCTACGGGTCCTACTGGCGCGGAGGGCCCTAGCGCGGTCAGCGCCGATGCGGACAACGTCGCTGTCCTCGGAACCGACACGCTGATCTACGTCCCACCGCAGGTCGAGGTCGGAACGGTTCAGCCGACGAATGAGGATGTGCTGCTCTGGGTGGACCCAACGTGATCGCCGACAGGATCGCGCGGCTGTTCGGACACGCGCTGGCGCTGTGCGCGGCGCCGTTGGCGTGGGCCATGCACCGCTGGGACCGCAGCCTGTACCACGGCAACTGGCGTGAGGAAGGGTGAAGGGGAGCAGGTGAAGGTCACAGTGAGCGCGATCATGCTCAACGAGCCGTTGGGGTTCGTTGAGCGGTGGGCGCGCAGCGCGGAAGGCGCTGATGAGCGGGTGCTGGTGGACACCGGGTCCGACAACGGGGCGGTGCCGTTCGCCCGCAGTCTCGGAATCACGGTGCACGAGATCAAGGTGGACCCGTGGCGGTTCGACGTGGCCCGCAACGCGGCCATGGCTCTGCTGCCTGCTGACACCGATGTGATGGTCACCCTCGATGTGGATGAGGTTCTGCGTCCGGGTTGGCGGGCGGCGCTGGAGAAGGCTGGCCCGGCGGCGAAGTACCAGTACCGCTACATCTGGTCGCACAAGATGGACGGCAGCCCCGATGTGGAGTTCTACGGAGATCGGATCGTGTCCCGGCACGGGTGGATGTGGCGCCATCCGGTGCATGAGTCGCTTCGATGGGTGGGAGAAGGCGAGCCGCACACAGTCCTGACGGACGTGGTGATCGAGCACCTTGCCGACAACTCCAAGCCCCGGTCCCAGTACCTCCCTCTGCTGCGGAAGGCGGTGGAGGAGGCGCCGAACGACGATCGGATGGCGCACTACTACGCGCGGGAGTTGTTCTTCCGTGGTCAGTGGGCGGAGGCCCGCAAGGAGTTCGTGCGTCATCTGGCGATGCCGGAGGCGACGTGGCCCCCGGAGCGGGCCCAGTCCTACCGCTACCTCGCCAAGATGGACGACCGTCCGGAGCGGTGGCTGCTGCACGCGGCCAGTGAGGACCCGAATCGCCGTGAGGTGTGGGTGGACCTCATGGAGTTCTGGCTGGATCGGGATTCGGTGATGGCGGCGCTGTACGCGCGGCGTGCACTTCGGATCAGGAACCGTCCGGGGGACTACATGACTGAGGCGAAGGCGTGGAATGACGAGTGGCTGCACACTGTCATGGGAGGGTGAGGCATGGCTGTCGTCTACTACCGGAACGCGGCACAGGAATGGGTGCCGCTGAGTCAGACCGGTCCGACCGGCCCGAAGGGTGCGACTGGCGATCAGGGTGTGCAGGGCCCGACGGGCCCGACGGGACCGACCGGCGTTGACGGTGACACAGGTCCGGCGGGGCCGACCGGCCCGACCGGCGCGGCTGGCACGACCGGGGCGCAGGGCCCGACCGGCCCGCAGGGCAACACTGGTGCGAAGGGCCCGACCGGCCCGCAGGGCGCCACCGGCGACAAGGGCGCGACCGGCGCGAAGGGCGCGACCGGCGCCACGGGGGCCTCTGGTGACGCGCACGATCGGTGGCGGATGGTGAAGGGCCGTACGGCTGTCGCTGGCGGCAGCGGCAGCCCGACGACGGCTGTGGCGGGGTACGGTCTGACGTACAACGCGACTCCGAATGTGGTCTGCAACGGCTACTCGACGGTGATGGGTTCCACGGTGAAGGGAGCGTCGGTGGACACGTTGAACACCACGTCGATCACCCTGTGCGTCACACGATCGAACACCACCACCACGTACGTGGACTGGATAGCATGGGGTACGGTTTACTAACAGTCTACATATCCGACGGGAGTCAGATGTGGGCCCACTTCTCTCGGCGCTGAATCTTGCCGATGTGCGAGGCGCTCAGCCCGTACTCGGCTGCGATCACGCTGCGGCGTCGCGTGTCGGCGCGGATCGCCAGCACGTCCGCCGCTGTCAGCACGGCCTTCCCGCTGGCTTCCCCTCGCTGCTGACGACCCTTGCGCACCATGTCGGCCATGTTCTCGGCGTGGGTGCCGGTGAGCAGGTGGGCCGGGTTGCAGCACGCAGGCGTGTCGCACGTATGGAGCAAGGCCTTCTCGCTGGGCAGGGGCCCGTTCCATGTCGCGTAGGCGGCCCTGTGCGCCGAGATCGTCTTGCCGTCGATGCAGACCTTCCCGTACCCGTGCGAGTTCGTGGCCCGGGTCCACAGCCAGCATCCGTCGGCAGGCCGGTCAGGAAGGCCCGCGAGAAGGCGCTGCTCCAAAGTCGTGGCCTTCGTTGCCGTCGTTCTGATCGGCTCGTCTGGCATTGTGGAGCCGTGGATACGCACGCGCAGGTAGTGGCCGTTGCACAGGCCCTTGGCGTAGTGGCGGTTGGTGCATCCTTCGACGGTGCAGGTTCTCATGTACCCATAATACGTGAGGGGACGGTGTACTGAGATGCCAACGCTCTACTACCGGGACCCCAACGATCAGCAGTGGAAGCCCATCAACGAGCAGGGCCCGACCGGCCCGGTGGGTGACACGGGCCCGACGGGGCCGACAGGTCCGACCGGCCCGCAGGGGTTGACTGGAGATGCGGGAACGCAGGGCCCGTCAGGGCCGACTGGGCCGCAGGGGGCGGCGGGTTCGACCGGGGCCGTCGGCCCGACCGGCCCGCAGGGTGCCACGGGCGCCACGGGTGACAAGGGCCCGAAGGGTGCCACGGGCGCTACGGGCGATCGGGGTGCGACGGGCAACACCGGCGCGCAGGGTGTGTCGGGGCAGCCGCGTGGCTGGTCCTGCCGGTGGGCGTACACGGTGGTGACGCCGGTGGCGAACACTCCGACCTCGCATCGGGTGTACTTCTCCAACGGTTCGGGTTCGGGTGGGTTCACCACCGTGCCGCAGGTGATGAGTGGGGCGAACTCGACTGTGCCTGCCACGGTGAGGTCCACAGGGGTGAGCGCGACGACGACGACGTACGTCGATCTGGAAATCTACCGGACCAACACGACGAGCACCGGCATCGACTGGATTGCGTTGGGATGGTGACGGCATGACGTTCTACTACCGCGATCCTGACAGCGGGCTCTGGACACAGATGCCGCTCGTCGGGGACAGCGGCGATACGGGCGCGAAGGGTGCGACTGGCCCGGACGGTCCGACGGGGTGGGATGGGGCGCAGGGCGCTCAGGGCGCTCAGGGAGTGCAGGGTGTGCAGGGCCCGACGGGGCCGCAGGGCAGCGCGGGTGCCACGGGGGCGACTGGCCCGCAGGGTCCGGTCGGAAACACGGGTTCGACCGGCGCGCAGGGCGACAAGGGCAACACCGGCGCGCAGGGCCCGACCGGCTACACCGGCGCCACCGGCCCGAAGGGCACCAACCACTTCGCCCAGTTCCGTGTGGGGAACACGCGGTTTGCTGGCGGCACTAACGTGCAGGGCCCGTGGACGGCGTTCTCGGCGGCCTTCGCCGCCACGCCTGCGGTGTCGGTGTCCAAGCGCACGTCGGTGCCTCATGTGTGGATGTCGGTCACGCACACGGGCCGGAACACTGCCGGGTTCTACCCGGTCGTGTACCGAACGAACACCACCGACTGCATCGTGGACTTCCTTGCGGTGTCGAACCGGGCCACGTTGCTGATGATGGCTGAGGCGGCTGCCCGTTACGAGGATGAGGCCCGGCATGTCCTGTACATCCAGCAGGACGGTCGGGCGGATCATCTGCTGGTTGAGGCCCATGACTATGTGATCGGCCCGGAGGACACTCCGTGGCTGCGGACGTTCGACACTGCGGGGGCTCTGGTTCGCGAGTTCGCGCCGGAGGAGTGGGACACGGTGCAACGCGAGTATGTGGTGGGAGGTCCGTGATGGGGATGGGTGTGGATGGGCGGCACTACTTCGGTGTCGTCACCGGCCAGTCGGTGCGGAGCGCGTCTGGCAGTGATGAGCAGGTGATCCACGCGGTGCCTGCGGTGAGTTATGCCCAGTACCTCGATGACGACGGTGGGGCGTGGATGGTCCTCACCGACGAAGCGGGGGAGATTGTCGAGCGGTACGCGCCGGGAACATGGCAGGATGTCACCGACACGGTACCGGGAGTGGATGATGAAGCGCCTGAGTGAGACAACTTTCGCTGAGAGGGAGCACCTGTTCATCGGCGGGACGTTCCTCATGGCGAACGTCACCCTGTTCTACTTCGCGCTACTGCCGATGGTCACTCTTATTTGGGTGGAGGTGGCCGTGATTGTCGTGGCGAGCGCCTCGTTCGCCCTCATCGCCATGGACATGTTCTCGTCGTCGCGCTCCACTCGTGTGGGCTACCTGATGACTGGCCTGAACTCGCTGTACGCGACGCTGGCGTTCCTGTTCACATCCGAATACGCGCGGGAGGCTGCGTACAGCGTTCCTCTGGTGCTGTTCCTCTTCACGTTTGCGCTCGGCGGGGTCACGTCGTACCTGATCCTGACCCCGGACAAGCGAGATTGAGCGTGTTTGAGGACTGGGAGCAGTTCCTCCTGTGGGCTGCCACTGTCCTCTTTGGTGTGTTCATCGAGTACTTGCGTCGCAGGATGCCCCCGCCCGCCGATCCTGACTATGAGCCGCGCGAGATTCCCACGGTGGGAAACGACGACGACGACGCCGACAGGGGAGCCTGATATGAGCGGAGGAATCGTGGGCGACTCGCACTTCTGGTGGTCGCGGCTGAGCGGGCTGGCGGTGGTGGCGGCGCTGCTGGTCACTGCCGCGTTGAAGGAGGGCTCTCCGCTGTCGGCGCCGCTTGTCGCAGCCGGGCTGGTGGTGCTCGGCGCGTGGCTGGCGGTGGAGGTCACGAGGATCACCGACGCGCACTACGCCAAGGAGCACAGGCGGCTGACCGAGGACGACAATTCCGGATCGGAGGATTCATGACATCACCGGTGCCCACGCACAAGATCACGACCCCGTATGGCCGTCGCGGCAAGCACTGGTCCTGCCAGAAGAACAGTGCTGGTGAGGGCATCCACACCGGGGCTGACTACGCCGCGCCTGCGGGGACGAAGGTTGTCGCGGCCAGACCGGGGGTCGTGAGGTACGTCAACTTCGGCTCCGCATTCGGCTCCAAGCAGGTGGCAATCACAGGTCCTGACGGAACCGTGGACTTCTATGCTCATATGCGTAAGCGTGTCGCTGCGGGGACGCAGGTCAAGACCGGCGACAAGGTCGGCGAGGTGGGCAGCGAGGGGAACTCCACGGGAAACCACCTGCACTTTGAGAGGCATAAGAACGCGTCGGGATGGAGTTGTAGCAACGTGGTGAACCCTCAGCCTTCGATCGACTACGGCGGCCACACGATTATCGGTCGCGGCAAGGTGTACCTGTCCAAGTTGGTGTACGGGCAGCCCTGCGATGACGATCCCAGTGACTCGATCAAGCGTCTCCAGCAGGCGTTGAACGCGGACGGTCTGGGTGCGAATCTGAGCGGCACCGGCATCTACGGCGGCGGGACGGACAAGTGGGTGCGGGAGTGCCAGAAGCGGCACGGCTACGGCAACGACCCGGAGGGGCAGAGCAATGTGGGCCCCATGCAGGCCAACCACCTGTTCACGCCGACGGCTGACACCGTGGTGGATGACCGGGACGATCCGGTGGAGCCTTGCGATGACACGCCGACCGATCCGACCGACCCGGAGGAGCCCGAAGTGCCACCCACGATTCCTGACGGAGCCTCACTTGTCTATTTCTACTCCGGAAAACCCAATTCCGATCAGTCCATCGGGACTGGCTACACGGAGGTCACGAAGTCGCGTTGGACGGCACCGGACTCCGACGGGTTCCTGTTCTCGATGCTGTACCTGAACCTCGCCCACTCGCTGACCTCGTCCAAGCCCATCGGCGGCATCCGGACGCGCATGGTGCGGATGAACCCGACGGATGAGACGGCCTATCAGGACGAGGCGGTGTCTCGGGATGGGGTGTCGAAGTCGGCGTTCCTGACCACGCGCATCTGGTTCGGGTCGTGGAAGGCGCAGCGTCCGCTGCGGTGGGATGTGCGCCGTTCGGACTCGATGGGGACCACGAAGGCGGGCACCCGGTACACGAAGGTTCTGTGGTTCGCGAAGAAGGCGCCGATGACTGCTCTGGCGCATCCGATCAAGACGGCGAAGTTCGTGTCTCAGGCGTTGTCGGCCTCGGAGGGTGAGGATGAGGTTCTGATCGTGCTGTGACGTTCTTCCTCACGTCCTCCTAATCAGGGGGTGCAGTGAGTACCATCATCGAAGGCATACCCCTAGGAGGAAGCCATGCCACGTCGTTCGACCAAGACGGTCACCACGCCCGAGGAGCACATCGACGTTGACGGCGACGGTGACGTGGACGCTGTCGTGTCGCACACGACCACCATCACCATCGAGGACGAGCCTGACGCCGGGGGTGTGACCCCGATGAGCGTGGGCGTCCGTGCTGCCGGTGATCCGGGCGAGTGTGGGGAGAATGCGTGCTGGAGCCGCACGGTCCTCACGTTCACCGATCAGACCGCTGGGCTTCTGGCGACGTTGACCCCGGACTGGCAGGGCAACATCGTGTGGGACTTCGGAGACGGCAGTGATCCGGTCATGGGTCGGGGCCCGGTGCAGCACACCTACGCTGGCGCGGGCACCTACACGGTCACGGCCACCCCGGTCGCGTCGTCCTGCTTCAAGGCTGGTTCGGCGAGCGTCACGGTCGCCTGATGGCCGGTTCGGGTTCCACCGCGCACCATGAGTGGCCGGTGCCGGACACGACGGATGAGGTCCGCCTGATCCGTTCACACATCGAGGGTCTGGGTTCCGCGATCGACGCGGACATGCCGAAGATCACGATGGGGACCGGTCTGCCGACGGTGTCGGGTGGCGAGCGCGATGGGGACATGTACCTCCAATACGTTCCGTGAGAGGCCGTTGTGGCGTGGCATGTCTGGGAGAGCGGTGCGTGGCGGTATGTCGTCGCGCCGCATGTCGCTGTCGGCGGTGAGCAGAAGCAGGTAGCGCGGGCGTACGTGTTCGTCGGTGGCGCGTGGGAGCGGTACTGGCCGGACAAGGAGCCGACGGTCACGACCATTGACGGTGGTCTGGGCAGCATCCCTGTGGGGGCGGGTTCGACCGTGTTCGGGACGGTCACCACGGAGATCGGCGCCATCACCGGGGGGACGGTGACGCTGTACCAGCGGCTCGTCGGTGAGGGTGAGGGGGACTGGGTTCAGGTCGGTTCGACGGTGATCTTCAACCCGGGTTCGGCTGTGGGGAACTGGTCGATGACGGCCACGCCGACGAAGTGTGGGCTGTCGGTGTTCCGCGCGGTCTACGAGGGGACGGTGTCGAACGGGGAGTCGCAGGCCGAGGAGCCGTCGTCGGTGTACGTGCAGGTGCCTGCGTTGCCGACGGGTGGGGCGATCACGAACGACAGCCTGTCGATCTCGTGGGACGCGGTTCCCGGGGTGGATGCGTACTGGTTGAAGCGTGACGGTGTTGCGATTGACTCGGTGTCGGCGGGCACGTTGTCGTACACGTTCACGGGTCTGTCGGCGGGTACTCAGTACGGGTTGATCGTGGAGGCTGTGTCTGGGGATTGCTCTGCCGAGTCTCCGGAGAAGGTCGGGACGACGAGTGCTGATGAGGTGCGGGACACGGGGTCGGCAACGATTCAGGTGGACTCGTGGCGGTCGGGTTCGTGGCGCCCGGACGTGGGCTGGGGCTACATCGACAGCAGAGTTGGTCAGGGTTACTACTCGGTGTCCAGCCGCAACTACACGGGATGTGTGGACTACGGCGGGGCGTCAACCATGCGGGGCAAGATCGTGACGGCGTTGGGCCAGAACGGGGATGGCCGGTTCGACAACGGCACGATCAGTGGTGCTCGGGTGTACCTGTACAAGACTTCGGGTGTCGGTTCGGGTGGGTCGGTGACCGCGTCGTTCTATCACTCTGCGGCAGAGGTGGACGCTGTTGATGCGGAGCCGCCACGTCTGGGAACCGTTGTGGATGAGGCCACGAGCGTTTCGGGTGCTGGTAAGTGGTACGACATAGGCGTGGAGCACGGTGACGCGATCGCTCGGGGGACTGGCGGGGCGCGGTCCCTGCTCATGTACGACTTGGGCACGTCGAACTACTTGCAGATGCAAGGTCGGTCGTTCTCTGCCGACTCGTGCGACATGGAAATGGATTGGGCGTGGGACTATGTGTCTCAGCCGTCGGTGCCGGGCGAGTGGCTGAACTAGGGAGGCTTGAATGAGTGGCTGCAACTGCATCAGCGTGGGCTGCGAGTGCGTCGTTCTGGGTGGTGCGGGCATTTCTGTCAGCGGGCTTGGTACCTCGGGGAGCCCGTTCGTCATCACCAACACGCGAGACACGCTCGCGGTGGATGACACGGCGACGTTGGACCTGAACAAGGACAACAACGTCGTGACCGGTCACGCGATGATCGGGCCTCTGCTGTCGGCGTCGGACACGCCGACGGTGGACATGACGTTGGCTGGTCAGGGGACGGAGGCTGAGCCGTTCGTCCTGTCCGCCGAAGTGGCGGGCATCGACATCACCGGCGGCAACACGGGTGACGTGCTGACCAAGCAGTTGGATGGCACGTACAAGCCGGGCCCGCCGGTTCAGGCCGATGTGGGGCAGGTTGTGGTTGGGGATGGGCTGCGTGGTGACGGTTCTGGGCCTGATCCGCTGCGCGTGTTCCCGGGCACGTACGCGGAGTGGGAGGGGTTGACTCTGTAGTCCCCTCTGGAACGATGGTCAGGGACGGGGTGATGCTGCCTCGTCTCTGCCCCCATTACTAGGAGGAGACACATGAGGAAGACCCTCATCGCTGCCAGCGTGGCAGCACTTGCGCTTGCCGGGCTGTCCCCGGCGATCGCTGACGCGGGCCCGCCGTCGCTGGCGGGCAGCGATTTCGAGATCGAGGCCGACGCCAACATCATCGTGGACACGCCCGGCAACATCGACTGGGTGTCAGACGGTGTGACCGTCAAGGCCGACAAGCCTTCCGGCAAGGCCGACGACTCGTTCGGTCAGGGCACCAAGGAGAACACTGCTGTGCCCGTCGTGGTCAGCGGCTCCATCCCGCCGAACAAGTCCGACCTCAAGGAGTTCGGCTCCTATCAGGAGGGGACCACGGCTGACGGGTTCTTCCACCTGTTCTGGTCGCGTGTGCAGGACCCGTCCGGCACGACGAACATGGACTTTGAGTTGAACCAGTCCGACGTGCTGTCCTCCAATGGTGTGACGAACGTGCGGACGGCTGGCGATCTGCTCATCACCTACGACTTGGACAAGGGCGGCAAGGTCGCCACGATGTCGAAGCGTGAGTGGGACGGCTCCAAGTGGGGGCCTGCTGAGGGCTTCGCTGACGGCGAGGCTGTGGGCACCATCAACACCAGCACGATTCCCGCCGACAGTGGCCTTGGGCCGTACAGTCCTCGAACGTTCGGTGAGGCCAGTGTGGCCCTGTCGTCGCTGTTCCCGTCCAACGGTGAGTGCAAGACGTTCGGCACCGCCTACGTCAAGAGCCGGTCGTCGGACTCGTTCACCGCCGCGTTGAAGGACTTCATCGCGCCGAAGGCGATCAACCTCACCAACTGCGGCAAGGTGAACATCGTCAAGAAGGACGACGCCGGTGCGGTTCTGGCCGGTGCCGAGTTCACGCTGCTGGGCACCGATCCGCTGCTCAAGTGCACCACCGACGCGGCGGGCCTGTGCTCGATCACCGACGTGCCGTTCGGCACCTACACGGTGAAGGAGACGGTCGTGCCGACCGGGTACGACCCGGCGCCTGACCAGACCGCCACGGTGTCCGGGTCGGTGCAGGTCGTCACGCTGACGTTCATCGACGTGCGCCAGCGTGGTGCCATCGAGGTGACCAAGACCTACGGCGACGGCGTGCCGCTGGCCGATGTCGAGTTCACCGTGAACGGCGTGACCAAGAAGACCGGGACCGATGGCAAGGTCTGCTTCGACGGCCTGCTGTTCGGTGACTACAAGGTCACGGAGACGGTGCCTGCCGGGTTCAAGCCTGCGGGTGCCAACCCGAAGACGGTCACGGTGGACACCAAGGCATCATGCTCGGACGCCACCTACGTTGGCGAGACTGTCTCGTTCGTCAACATCCCGCTGAGCCAGATCGCGGTCGGGTTCCGCCCGGAGGTGGCTGGTGCGACCAGCGCCACGATCGAGTGCAAGAAGGGCTCGGACGTGATCTCCACGGTGGCGCTGCCCACGCTCCGCACGGACTCTGACGCCTACGGCACCGCCGTCGGCGCGGGCTCGCTGGAGCCGGGCACGTACGTCTGCACGGTGGTCATCCAGTAGTAGGCACGACGAAGGCCCCCACCCCTGTGGACAGGTGGGGGCCTTCTGTGTCTCGCGGCGAGACAATCATCTCACATCAGAACGGCGGCGGCGGCAGTTCTGTCCCTGCCGCACGGGATGAGGCGGCGGGCGCCTTGTTGGACCTCTCCTGCCGGTGGATGGTGGCGCTGGCGAAGGTCAGGGCGGGCCCGACCTCGCGGACCTGACACTCGACGCTGGTGCCGGTGCCGCCTTCCCTCGTCTCGTACTGCCGGACCTTGAGGGTGCCGACGACGATGACGCGGTGGCCCTTGGTCAGAGTCTCGGCCACGTTCTCGGCGTACTGCCGCCAGACGGTGCAGCGGAGGAAGGTGGTGTCGGCCTCCTCCCATTCGCTCGTCTGCTTGTTGAACCGGCGCTCGTTGACGGCGACGGTGAAGTTGGTGACGGCGGTGCCGTCGGGGGTGAACCTCAGTTCCGGGTCGCTCGTCAGGTTGCCGACGAACGTCAGTTCTGGTGCTCCGCTCATTTGCTTCTCCTAGGGTTAGTCCTTGCTTACCGGCTTCACAGTGGTGTGAGGTCGGGGTCTTCTCCGTACTCCAGCCAGTGCCCTGCGGCGTAGGCGTGGATGAACTGCTTGTCGGGCCCGGACAGGACGAGTGTCCCGTTGCTGCTGACGAAGGTGCTCGCCACGTTCGGGTGGATGTCGTCGCCCAGCATGGTGGTCACGCGCATGGTGATCGGGCCGTCGATCTGCTCGGTGCTGACGTTGCCGCTCACTGCATACCCCTGTGGACGACCGTGACGCTGTCGTAGTCGAATGCGTCCCAGTTGACGGGCCATTGGCCTTCTGCCGTGTGCATCTCAGGCATCCACACGTCGTGCCCGACCTTCACCCACTGTCGGACCTCGGGGCCCCCGACCTCAGCGAGTCGGGCCTTGATGACGGTTCCGAGGCCGGACGGTTCGTGAATCCGCAGGCGCGCCTCGGCGAAGCCGGGGAGGAGGCCGGGTGGGAAGTGGTCATTGTTCTCGCCGACCACGAACAGGACCATCCACGGTGACTGTGGGGGGCCGAAGCACAGGTTCTTGCCGCCGTCAGGTGAGGAGATGTCGCTGATCGTCCCGTGGACGCTGCTTCCGTCGGCCCAGATGGCTTCGATCTTGGTGCCTTCTGGCAGGTTCTCGGGGTTCATGTGTGCTCCTTCTTGTTCGTGGTGCTGGGGATCACGCATCCGCACTGTGCGGTGGGGGGTTTCGTTCCGAACGGCCAGATGGTGCAGTACGCCTTCTTGTTCCGTCCGCCGTTGTCGTTGTGGCTGGCGAGTGGGTGTTGGCACTTGCCGCAGAGGGGGTAGCGGGGCTCTGCTGTCATTTGTTGCGGTCCCGTAGGTGCTTGCCGATCGCAACGCCGAACAGGAAGCAGAAGATCAGGTACAGCAGGACGATCAGCAGGGCCCGGTCGCTCATGTCACGGTCTTCTTGTGCTCGTTGTGCGCCCGCCGTCGGGCCGCGCCGCTGGCTAGCCACGGGCCGACCCATCCGCACGCACAGCGCGGGTGGCCCTGCCCACCGATCCCGACGTTGAACACCCGGACGATGCCGCCCCGCCCGGCGCAGTGGTCGCAGGAGAACTGCCCGCAGCGGTAGGCGGCGCCCTCGCTGAGTAGCCCGTGGCCGGGCACTTGGGTGGTCATGGTGTTGCCTCCTCGGCGACCTCGCGGGCGACGCGCCATGCGACGGCGAGCCCATCATTGACTGCTTCGGCTTCGGGGCCGTGGTCGCGGGCAGAGGGAATCCGCTGGGCGTCGATGGCCTGCGCGATGTCCTCGGCCACTCTGGCGCGGATCAGCGGCTCCACGGCGTTGATGACGATGGTGGCCTGCGCCACCTCGTCGGAGTCTGGGACGACGGGCTTGCCCCGGTTCCACCAGAGGGCCAGCGCCTGCGCCCCGGCCTCGACCAGTTCGTCACGCCCGCTCATCGCTGGCCTCCTTCCTCATCGAGCAGGGCGAGCACTTCATCGAGGGCGTCGTCCCAGTAGGTGCTGGGGGCGCACCCGTGCAGCGCGTCCACCTTCTCGCGCAGGTCGTGCATCCACTCGTCCCACATGCCCCGGCAGGTGCTGCCGTGACGCTCCTGCTCGTTGGCGCGGACGCGGGCGATCTCGTCGCAGACCGGGCAGCGCGCGCCCGCAGTCCACGGCGTCCAATCGGTGTTGCGGCAAAGGGGGTCGTGGTCAGTCATCGCTGCTGACCTCCTTGAACGAGTGGGCGATGTCACGCGCCTGCGCGAGAGCGAAGGACATGTCATCGCGGCTGCGGGTGGTCCCGTGGTACGAAGGTGTCTCGTCGGGCAAAGCGATGCGGGCGCGCTCGATGGCTTGCGCGATCTTCTCGGCGGTGTTGTCGCGGACACGGGCGATCAGAGCGCACTGGCATTCCCCGGTCGGGTCGGTCGCGTCCGGG